TCACGCATACGATGCTCTAAGATATATGTTGATGACAAGGATGACAGGGTATGCAGCGATTCATCAAACGCTTAATGGCATCAAGGCTCAGGTCTATCAGGTGCAAAATGAAACATTTGGATACTAGTAAATGGCAGTAGAATTTGACATTGGAACATTAAGTCCAGAAGAGACTACTATTCTTGGTAACTTTAAATACATCCAAGAAACTTTGTTTCCAGATGGTAACATTCCTCCAGTAGAAGAAATACAGGATTTACTTACAAATGGTGACCCGACTATAAAAGAAGCGTACATAGGTAAGTTCTATGCAAGTGGTGTTCCTACTGATCCGTTTCTATTCGATCACCCTGACACAAAAGAATTTGCAGTTAAATTTTCACAAGCTTTTTCTCAAAAAGTAAGAGACACTCCGACAACTATCTTGGGTGCAGCTCCTCAGATGCAGGCAGTGTCAAGACAGTTTGATTTAGGTATGCCATATAAAGACTTTGTTTCGGCTGCTCCTACATCTACCAAAACTATAAAAGGCATTGCTTCTCCTTTAAAAACAGCAGTAACTAATGTTGTTATGGGTAAATTTCCAAAAGCAGGAAAGGCTGGGGGTAGAAAGTTAGGTAAAAACTTAGGTGTATTGACTCCTAAGCTAATTCAAACAATGGCTAATAATATTCTTCTTATAGAGGATGAAGTAACAAGACACGCAGTTATAGCATCTTTGTTTGGAAGTAGATCAGTTGACATAACTGGCATGAGAACAACTAAAGAGTTAGCAGATAGAACAGCTATACAAAGACCTTTCTACAGTCCAGACACAGGAACTCAAATTAATCCAGATAGATCAGGTAGAAAAAAAGCAGGCCCGTCAAAAGTACTTCCACCTGTAACTCAGCAGATATTTAATATTAGACACGCTGCTGCAGGTGTTACTGGTGAAATGTTTCCTGAAGTGACTAGAGATACAATCAATGCTGCTTTAAAGAAGTTTGTATTTAAGGATTTACCAAAAGACATCACCAATTTACTTGATAGAAATCCTAGCACATACACAGATTTAAGACGTATAACAGCAGCGTTTGTTGCAAATCAACTGGGTGACCCTAAAGCTGCATCTGAAATTATAAGTCACAAACAAGTAACAAATGGCCCGTCTCTTGAAGATAAGATAGACGAAGTTATGGTCAAGTACTATACAGACATTGATGATCCTAAAGGGGATATGAAACGTACAAAAGGGTTATTATTATTTGAAAGAGAACTAGCTAAGGGCATAGGTCAGGGTGTAGTTCTAGATGGAAAAACATTAGCTAGTACATTGGGTGTAAAGACAGCAGATACTTTTAACTACACGTATCCTTTGACTGCTCTTAAAACACCACCTGATACTTTCATAGATAATAAAAATCTTAAACTGACTGATGCTACCCCAGAGGACATAGAAACTAGTGGCAAACTTCTTCAGTCGTCAGGAAAATTAGCACAAACAAACATTGACGAAAAAGTTGAAATAAAAACTGCCAATATTAATAAGTTACAAGCTAGTAATTTATCTGCAAAAAAAGCAAATTTAATTCAGCAGGCAGAAAATTTAGGTTTAGAATCTGATATTGTTAAGCAACAAGCAAAGCTAGGTAAAACAAAAGCAGACTTAGAAGAAGAGTTAAGACAAAAGAATACACCAGATAGAAATAAAATTATTAGTGATACAATTGAGAATAACCCAACACTCACTAACAATTTAGTTGCACCAAAGAAGAGAGGTACTAAGCAAGGTATTAGTGGTGCTGATGTTGTTAAAAAAATTAAAAGCACACCAAAGATACCTTTGCTAGGATATTTTCTTACTGCAGGAGCAGGAGCAGCAAGTCAGTTCATGTATTTTGATGAAGCAGTAGCTAGTGATATGCAGGAATCAGGAAGAAATAGAGATGAATCTGAACTGTTTGTTACTATGAACAACTACGCAGACATGACACCCGTACTAAGTGATATAAAAGCTACAGCAGAGTTAGCCTACGATACTCCGGGAGCTTTAAACACAATGTTTTTTCCAGATGATACAGAGAAAGCGTTATCTGAACTTACTGCATATAAATCTGCAGACACAAGACCGAGCAACGATCCTATGAGCTATTCACAAAAAGTTCAAGCTAGGAGAGAACAGCAAAGTCAAGACCAGCAGATGAACATGCTGCTATCACAAGGCACACAAACTTAACAGGAGAAAAAAATGCCTAATAACAATTATAACTATGGCCCTTCATACATAATGGGCAGTGACAAAACTTCAGTTAATGACCCGATGGGATCAAATCAATTAACTCGTGAAGGTAAAGACTTTGATATGTCTAACAACGGTAACAATGAGTTGCAAGTTGATATGCCAAAGAAACAGTCTAAGCCAACAGTAGAAGCATCTCTTTTTAAGATGGCTGACGACAAAAACTACTTCTAAATAAGGACTATACATGTCTGACAATTTTTTAAATTCAGAAGATGAATCTGATATCTCTACACCTATGTCCAACGCATCAGAGGTTATGCCCGGATTAGCTGGATATATAAAAAGTAGATTTGAAGATTCTGAAAACGGTAGACGTTCTCACGAACAGAGGTGGCTACAAGCGTATAAAAACTTTCGTGGCATATACGATTCTACCACACAGTACCGTGATTCTGAAAGATCAAAAGTATTTGTCAGAATAACTAAAACTAAAGTTCTTGCAGCATATGGGCAAATTGTTGATATATTATTTGCTAACAAAAAATTTCCCATAGTCGTAGAATCTACTCCCGTTCCTGAAGGCATTGCAAAATTTGCCCATATGGAAACCCCTCTTGATCAGCTTATGGAGCAACCTCAACAACCTCAAGATCAATATGGCTACGAGGGTGATGGTATGGAACTAAAGCCGGGAGCTACTTCGGCAACCCCTTTAGATTTTTTAGGGGGTATGGCAAACAAGTTTCCACCTGATGCTCCTATAAAAGAAGGTCCTTCTCTAGGTGGAGAACCTCAAATAAGTCCAGCTGCTGAGACTGCTCGTAAGATGGAACAGATGATACATGATCAGTTACTAGACAGTAATGCAGTCAATGTGTTCAGACATGCTATATTTGAATCTTCTCTTTTGGGTACAGGAATAGTTAAAGGACCTTTTAACTTTAACAAAAAAGTCCATAAGTGGGAACGAGATGATGAAGGTAATAGGGAGTACATGCCCTATGAAAAATCAGTTCCAAGAATAGAATCTGTATCAGTGTGGGATTTTCATCCTGATCCGTCAGCTACAAGTATAGAAGACTGTGAGTACGTTATACAAAGACATCGTATGAACAGACAACAACTTAGGGGGTTAATGCAAAGACCTCATTTTAATCAAGCAGTGATAGAAGATTGTCTTGCAAAAGGTCCTAACTACGAAGATAAGTACTACGAAGATACTATTAGAGAAGACGAAACTGAACCTTACTATCAAGAAAATAGGTTTGAAGTTCTTGAATATTGGGGAGTTATTGATGTTAAGTTTGCTGATGAAGTAGGACTAGAATTACCTATGGGTATTTCTGAGTTAGATCAAGTTCCTGTAAACGTATGGGTATGTGGAACAATGATACTTAGATGTGTTCTTAATCCATTTACACCATCTAGAATACCTTACCAAGTATTTCCTTTTGAAATTAATCCTTACCAAATGTGGGGAGTTGGTGTAGCAGAAAATATGGAAGATGCACAGATGCTTATGAATGGTCATGTAAGAATGGCTATTGATAACTTGGCACTTGCAGGTAACTTAGTGTTTGATGTAGATGAAGCAAGCTTAGTTCCCGGACAGAACATGGATATATTTCCCGGAAAGATATTCCGTAGACAGTCTGGCGTAACAGGAACTGCAATCAACGGTCTTAAGTTTCCAAACACTGCAGGTGAAAATATACAAATGTATCAAATAGCACGCCAACTTGCAGATGAAGAAACAGGTATACCGTCTATTATGCATGGACAAACTGGAGTAACAGGCACAGGTCGTACTGCAGCAGGACTATCTATGTTGATGGGATCAGCAGGTCTTTCAATGAAAACAGTTATAAAGAATATAGATGACTATCTTTTAAAACCTATGGGAGAAGCTTACTTTCAATGGAACATGCAATTCAATGAAAATGCAGAAGATTGTGAAGGTGATCTTGAAATTAAACCTCGTGGGGTAGCTGCAGTGATGCAGAAAGAAGTAAGAAGTCAAAGACTAACAGCCTTGTTGCAAACAGTTATGAACCCCACCCTTGCACCATTTGTTAAGATACCAAACTTAATGAGAGAGTTAGCTATATCACAAGACATTGATCCTGATAGTTTAGTTAACGATGTAAATGAAGCACAGATTTACGCAGAGATATTGAAAGGGATGCAACAAGATGCTCAACAAGGAACAGGCGGCGAAGGTGGCCCCCCTAGTCAACAATCAACAGATATGGCAGGGTCTGGAGGAGTACCTCCTCAACCTCAAGGAACTAACAGTCAAGGGCTTGGCAATGGCACAATCGGAGTCGGAGCTACGCCAACTGCAGGGGAAGCTGGTTTTACTGGAAACCCTACTCAATTTGAAGAATAACGTAGAGAAAGTTAAAAACAATAATGGCATTTAGTACTGGCAACCAAAGTTTTGATAGGCTCATACAAAGAGCAAGGTCAAGAAGAATGACTAAAGATGCTTTGTCTGACAATACAATTAATGTTGAATCTTCTGAAGAAAAACAAAACGAAGGCAATGAAGACACTGTAAAAAATGAAAGTCAGCTTATGGAAGAGCTATCAGGATTAGGCGTTGAAGTTGCAACACCAAGTTCACTAACTGCATCGACTAGTGCATTAGGACAAGCAATCACTGAGTCTGTTGCCGAGTCTCATTTGGGGATAGCTACAGCAGGAATGACTGTTGGACAGCGAGGTCTAGAAATTGCAACTGAACAACAAAGTTTTAAAGATGCTTTTGCCGAAGCCTTTAGTGGTGTCGGAGGTAGAGAATCAGTAACAACTGGCTTAGGACTTGCAACGTATGGTGCATTACAAGCAGGAAAAACTGAATTAGCAAAAGGATTGTTTTCAGGGACACAAATGATGGCTGGTCCTGCTGGTATGGTACTTAATGTTATAGGACCAACAATAAAAGACTCAATGGGGTATAACACAGCAATGGGCAGTGGTGCGTTTAGAGCCTCAGCAGATAAGGTGATGGGTATACATTTTGACACTGCGGCTAAAGTAGCACAAGGTATTGCAGGGTACGAGCAAGGAAGAATAGGTAATCAAACAATAAGTATGACTCCGGGATTTTTTGGAATAGGATCAGTTCTTAGTGGCAATGTGCCACCGGGATTAACTGCTGGTATGTTTAGCAGTATGATGGATGAAGCAAGAGAAACAAGAAACACTCTAGACGAAGAAGGTGGAGCAGCAGCGGGTACAATAGATAACTTATCTAATTTTACAAGTCCTCTAGCTGCAATGGAAAAAGGTGGCATAGGAGTTCACAGTTTTAGTAGTGTCACTCAGGCTGCTAGTAAGGGATTTGGTTATTCGTCTTACGATCGACAAACAGGTCAACCAACTGGTGCAGCACCTCCTAATGCACAAACAAGTGTAACAGGTATATTTAGTACTAGCCATACTGACCATAGTAGTAACACTAGTAATACTTCAACAGATACATCGATAGATAATGTAGGTGGAGATGGTGATGAAGATTCTCCAGATAGCGGTGAAGATGCTATGGGCGGTGAAGACGTTGCTTTTGGTGGAAGAATAGGTATGCAGATGGGTGACAGACCCGGAGAAACAATGGGAGGTACACCACCTCAACAGCCACCGATGCAACCTCAAAAAACTGAAGTTGTAGCTGATATGGGATTTGTAGACTTTGATCCTAATGCTCCTGAAGCTGAAACTGTAAATGACAAGTACCCTAAAGAAGCAAGAAAAGATGATTTTGTTATAAATGCACCTGCAGTAGAATTTGCTGGAAAGCAAGATATAACTAAGATGATTGTAGATGCTGTCGAAAGCCTAAGACAAAAAGGTATTGAAGTTGTAATGGGCGACCCTAAAGTACCACTAAAAGAACAAGCACAAATTATTGTAGCTCAAAATGAAGCAATGATTCCAAAGGTAGTTGCCGAAGAGATAGGATATGATAGGCTACGTAAAATAAATAACAGAGGTAAAAAAGAAGTAGACCGTAGAAAACAAGAAGCTGAATTATCAGAAGAAGAAAAGCCACAAGCTCAAATGGCATCAAAGGGTGGTTTTATTGGAATGGCAGACGGAGATACACCCTACTATACTAAAGAAGAAAGAGATAGACTATACAATAGTACTTATGCAGGAGACCCTGTAGACTACTACGATCAACAAAAAGGTGTGTATCGTATGCAAGATGAACTTGCTGATTCTACCCCTACAAAATTTTCTGCACCTTCTAGTATTACTGAACAATTACAAAGTAATCCTGTAACTCCCTTCAATAAAGGTGAAACTGAAAATTATAATGCTCCTCCTCTTCCTCCAAAAGGTATGACAGCAGAATATAAAAGTGGAACAGAGTTTGGTGACACAGAACAGGGATTTCAATATTTAAATCAAACAGGAGACAATACAGGAAAACAAGGTCAAGGATTCAATGATTTACTTCTAGCAGGTCTTAGAGATAGAAGAAGCTTAGGAGAATTTTTAAAGGTGTCTGACTACAGTGGAGTAGGAAGATCACAAAGAGCTGCAGGAGTTTATTTTCCATATTTTAATAAGATAGCTATAGCTAACAAACGATTTCAACAACCTTATATAGGAACTCCGGGATTATCTGGAGACACAGAAGTACATGAGCTTATGCACAAAGGGGCAATGCTATTGAGGAAAGACCCTAATTTTGATTGGGATGTATATACATTTGGCAATAAATCATATGGAGTGCCTGATAAGCTAGAAGCTGCTAAAGCCGAACATAGGTACATACAAGCAGTAGTAAATACAGCTTATATAGATAGAGAACTTGAGGATAAAACACAAAGTCCACAGTATTATATACAAAAAGCACAGCAGTATTTAGATTATGTACTTAATGATATAGAAGAAGATAGGAAAAAGGGAGACACTCCTTACTACACTGAATCCGATGTAGCTGAAGCCAAACAAAAATTAGCCGAAAACAACAATGATTTAAATATTGCTAAAAAAACTGTTATGCTCACAGAATTAAGTAGAGTTTATAATAGCTACTTTAGTGATGAAGATAAAAAAGTTTTTAATAAAGTTGTAAAAGAAGGCAATGCTAAATTTAATAATTTTGATAATGGGATACTTGATTTTACAAAAACTAGTAAACGCAGTAGGGGAATAAAAAAATATTTTTCTTCACAAGAAAGTACTGTAAATTTTAATACTGATAATATACAAGACAATTTTAGTTTAGAAGAAGTAAAAGAAATTTTTAAATTAAGTAATTTAGTGATGATAAATAATGAAGATACTGTAAAATTTTTAAACACAATAAAAGATGTTGCACCTAAATCTCCTAGAGAAATAAATAAAGTGTATACTAGTCCGGGTCAGACATTTGATGACGTAAAACCCATGAAGAAAGCAGAAGGTGGATTCATAAGCATGGCAGATGGAGGTTCTGTAGGCGAAGAAGATTATAGTGATTTTAGTAACTTCTCCGAATACAACAGTGATCAAGGTGGCATGAATATAATTGAACAAATGAATCCTGACACAATTAAAAAAATTAAAGGGGTTATAGCTAGAGGCCCTAAGAGAGGGTCTATTTCGGCTTTAATAGATAGTTTGCCAGACAGGGAAGCTTTAGCATTAACAATATTTGCTGAGTCTGTTGTATCAAAAGATTCTCCTGATGCTCTAACAGCTATAGGAGAGACAGTTTTAAATAGAGTTGATGATAAAACATATTCATTTAAAAATTTAAACAACATAAAAGATGTTTTAAAAAGTAGGTCAAATAAAGGAGAAGGTAGTAAGATGTTTTCTTATGAAGGCTTAGAGCCAAGCCTTATCGAACCTCGTTTACCCGAAATGTTGAACAACACGTATTGGCAAAAAGCGTTGACTGCAGCGGATATGGCTATGGATAGGTCACCTGACAGAGAACGATTTAGATTAAGAGATGACATATTTACCTACGCAAAAGTAGGAGAAGCATCAGATCGTCTTAAGGCAAACAAAAGAAATGAATACTTTACTACTATAGGTCAGCATGATTTTTATAGTAGAACACCTGAAAAAGGTGGGAGAATATCAAGTGAAACAATGGGAGAATCTCCACAGTTTTACAGATAATTCGTCAGCTACCCAGCGATACTACTGGCCCTGACAAACCGAAGCAGCTACCCACAGCCATGTGGCACTGCAATAAATGAGGTAAATACAATGGCAAAACAAGTAAAAGGTGCAAGAGCATATAAACCCAATGACTCCTTTGGAGTAATAAATAATCCAAATCTTTACAAAAACAAATACCGAGAGGAAGTTGATAAGGAAGATGAGGATGATGAAGTAGAAGCAAAAACAGAAGAGGTTGGCACTTCAGAAGAAGCTACCCAACAACAGGAAGGTTTTGTGGAAACTAAACAGGAAGAGAATCCTGAACACGACTATAAAAAACGTTATGATGACTTAAAAAAACATTATGACAATAAACTTCAAGAGTGGAAAAGTGAGAAGGCGGCTTTGGAAACAACTGCAGAGCAAATGGATTTAGATCCTGCAATTAAACTTCCCAAAAGTCCTGATGAACTAGAAGAGTTCAAAAGTAAGTATCCCGATGTGTATGCAGTAGTGCAAACCGTAGCGGCAATGCAAGCTCAAGAACAATCTCAAGGTTTAAAAAAGGAACTTGAAACTATAAAAGGTCGTGAGAAGGAAATGAAAGTTCAAAGTGCATACAAAGTGCTAGTTGCAGCACATCCTGATTTTAATGATATTAGGAATAGCGACAAGTTTCTTATGTGGCTCGATGATCAACCAGATTCAATTTCTGAGGGTATAACTAAAAACAATACTGATAGCAAGTGGGCAATCAGAGTTCTTGATCTTTACAAAGCCGATAGTGGCTTAAAAACGAAATCTAATAAATCTAATGCGTCTGCGGCTGAAGCAGTCCGAACACCAAGTTCTAGAGAAGTTCCGACTGATAGAAACGCAAACAAGAAGATTTGGAAGATGTCCGACATCGCCAGACTGAAATCGTGGGAATTTGAGAAATTTGAAAAAGAAATTGACCAAGCACGAGCAGAAGGGCGAATAACTCAATAAACTAACCTCAAATAGAGGAAGGAAAAGAAAATGGCTTTTGATACAGCTGCAGGGTATGCTAACTTACCGTCAGGTAACTTTGCTCCCTCAATTTTTAGTCAAAAAGTTCTTAAGTTCTTCCGTAGAGCTTCGGTTGCAGAAGATATT